CTAGGAACGCCAGCAAAAAAGTGGCGCAGCTTATACTTATCAGCAAATACACTATATCTTGGCAATACATCATTAAGTGCTAGTGCTGACGGATCTTTCTCAATCAACGGTGTGCCGTTCACTGGCTCGGGCGAAAAAGGTGACACAGGCAACACAGGTCCAAAGGGGGACACAGGCAACACGGGTCCAAAAGGCGATACAGGCAACACGGGTCCAAAAGGCGATACAGGCAACACGGGTCCAAAAGGCGATACAGGCAACACGGGTCTAAAAGGCGATACAGGCAACACAGGTTCTCAAGGAATACCTGGTCCAAAGGGTGACACTGGCAACCAAGGCATCAGCGCATCGTTAGACGATATAATTGTATATGCCATAGCGTTGGGCTAATAAGGAAGATGTCATTTGACATCAGGAATATTATAACATAAATAATAATTCACTGTACATAAATTTAGCAAAAAGAGATACGGATCAATGACTGCCTTTACAAACGTACCAGTAAGCGGCATAGGAACAATAGCAAATACTGTCTTTACTGCGACAGAGAAATCCATTCTCATCGGCTGCAATTTATGTAATACTACAAATCAAACCGTTCCCGCTAGTGTCATTTTAAACAGCGCAAATACCGATGTCTTTATAAGAAAAAATTTCAACATAGCAACTGGTTCTTCCGATGAGATTATGAAAGGAAATAAAATAGTTCTTAAAATTGGCGATTCAATAAAGGTTCAGAGTTCAATGAATGACTCAATAGACGTTGTGTTATCAATATTAACAGGAGTGAGTTAATGGCTGGTATCGAAGGCGCAGATTCATTTCCAGAAGGTCACAACGTTGGAAACAAAACATTTTATGGATTCCAACTAAACCCAGATGATGGAGGTTTAGTTATTGATATGATTGATGATGGTACAAAAGCAATTAAACTCCCAAATTTGCAAGACGATATCATAGATAAATATGCTTATAAACATTGGGTCTGGTCAGATCATTTACTTCAATTCCAATGGGGCGACAACGGACATTTACAGGTTAAAATAATATGACACAATTAATAGATTTGGGTAAATTAAGATTTCATTTTGCTGGTGATTGGGCCAGCGGCACCCAGTACGAATCTAATGACATTGTAAAATATGGTGGTAACGTGTATGTGTATACATATGCATTGATATCAGCAGGTGTTTTACCCACCACTACAACGCATTGGGCTCTGATGGTTGAAGGTTTTAAGTTTAAAGGTGTGTATAGTTCTTCAACCGCTTATAAAGTAGGCGATGGTATAGCTTACGGTGGTAAAGTATATATTTCTATTCTGGACAGTACAAACCAGACACCTCCCAATGCAACATACTGGAGTTTATTTGCTGACGGTATTCAATATGAAGGTGCTTTTTCTGCACAAACTTCATATCAAAGAAACGATGTAGTTACATATGGTGGTCAGGTATACATTGCAAAGCAAGACACATCTAACAACAACCCCACTAATGCTACTTTTTGGGATAAGTTTGTAGATGGCGTATCTCCTAAATCTGTTTATAACAATGGTACCGCATATGTTCCCAATGATTTAGTTGCATATGGCGCCAACATATATCGTGCAAAATCTAACACAACAGGCAACCTTCCCACCAATGCTACTTTTTGGGAAATTTTTGTTTCTGGTTTTGCATATCAAGCTGATTGGTCTTCTTCCACACAATATTATATCGGACAAGTTGTTAGTTATGGTGGATCATTATTCCAAGCTATTACAGACAACATCAACATTAATCCAACTACAACTCAAACATGGAACAAGATATTATCCGGTTTTAAGTTTAAGGGGGAGTGGAGCACTACAACATCATATGGAATTGATGAAGTTGTAGTGTATGGGGGAAATACTTATATATCTCTCATACCACATGCATCAGTAACTTTCGCTACCGATCTTGCAGCTAACAAGTGGCAAAAATTTAATAGTGGTGTTTTTTGGAAAGGTAACTGGACCACCAGTACATTTTTTAAAGTTGGTGACATTGTAAAAAGTGGTGGTTCAGCTTATATTGCTAAGATCGATCATACGTCAAATGCTGTAGCATTTAACACTGATTATAGTGGCGGAACACTAGCAAGCGTGGCAATTTCTGGTACTGCTGGTCAGTTCACCTGCACTGCGACTAACCTGATAGTTGGTGACACTGTAACAATTACTGGTACTCTTGGTGGTACCGGCACAATTACCGGTTATACAACAGGAAACTCTTATAAAGTATCTTCTGTTACTGGTTCGGCTGGTGCTGTTACTGGATTTACTCTTCAAACAACATTAAGCGTTGCAATTGTTACAACCGCAGGTACACCAACAGGCCTAACCTATACTGTGGCGCCTAAGTGGGAAGAATTTGCAATAGGAGGAGCGGATGTTATTCCTGCATTTGATGGAGACAATGTAGGTCAATCATTGTCTGCTTTATCCAATGGATCGGACTACGGTTGGCTTGGTGCAACTGCATCAGATAAAGTATTTTATGTAGCTCCTCATGGGCAGGATATTGCAACAGCTGGTAGAAACTTGTCAATTCCTTTCCGTACCATCAAATACGCATGCGAGCAGTCTGGTGCTAATGCCACAATCTTTGTTAAAACAGGTACGTTTACTGAACAATTACCAATTGTTGTTCCTGCAAATACTGCTATTGTTGGCGATAACCAACGCACAACTATTGTTGAACCTGCGGCAGGGTTTGAAACAGGAACAATGTTTAAGTTGTCTAACGGTTCTATTTTGAACAGAATGACGTTTAGAGGTATGACTGGCTGGGTTCCTGGTTCTGTTGCTGCCGATATCAAAACGTCAACTCCTGCTGGTATTGCAGTTGCATTTAACGAAGCATCTCCTGTTACTACCAAATCTCCATATGTACTGGAATGTTCATTCATTGGCGTTGGCGGTATTGGTGTTTATGTTAACGGCACTGCCCATAATACTGGCAATAAGAGTATGATTTTTCATGGTTACACTGTTATTTCAGATAATGGTGTAGGTTACTGGGTTGATAATGGTGGATTGGCAGAACTAGTTTCTAACTTTACATATTACTGTACCTTTGGATACACATGCACTAGTGGATCTAAGATTCGGTCATTGAATGGCAACTGCTCATATGGTACTTATGGTGCCACATCACAAGGGTTTGATGCAACAGAAACACCAATTACAGGTGCTCTAGTAGGTGAGCAATTGAATGCTGTGTATGTAAGTGGAACAGCAAACGTAGGGGACACAATCACAGATACTGTTACTGGCGCAACAGCAACTATTTTGAATGTTCAATTCTCTGCTGATAAAGTTTATATTGAGAATAGAACAGGAACATTCGGAGCAGGCAATAACTGTACAACAACTAGCGGCGGGCTGTTTACTGTAGATTTTGGTGCAGCTGAAGCAGTTGATGGATTCATATTAATTGTTGATGGTCTAACCGAAGCTCCACGACCAGGTGGCAGTGTATCAATTGCCGGTGATACTTTAGCATATGTTATTCAAAGCGTGTCTGGTACTTATGTAAATAATACTAGTAGAATGGTTATTGTGCTATCGCAAGAAAAACCAACTGGTTCTGCAAATAACGCAGTAATTACTATTCGGTATCGCTATTCAGAAGTGCGACTTACTGGCCACGATTTCTTGTCAATTGGTACTGGTGGTGTTACAACAACAAATCATCCTGGTGTTCCAACTCAGCCAGCTGCTCAAGGTAACGAGGTTGTTGAAACTTTCCCAGGTCGTGTATATTACGTATCCACTGACCAGAGCGGTAACTTCAGGGTTGGTGAGTTTTTTAGAATTGACCAGGCAACAGGTACTGCAACGCTAAATGCGAATGCATTTAACTTGGCTGGTTTGACTAGCTTACGACTTGGTTCGATTGGCGCCCAGCTTGGCGAATCAATTAACGAGTTCTCTTCTGATGGAACGTTGGCTGGTGCCTCCAACCTTGCTGTACCAACAGAGTATGCTGTTAAGACGTATGTCGATACAACTATTGGTAATTTAAATACCGGCACTATTACCTTTACAAATACAGTTAGTACAAATGCAGCGCTTCCAGCTAATACAATGAGATTTTCAATGGATACTCTTACTATTTCTGGTAATACTGTATATACAATTAATTCTGATGCATATCATTTTGTAATGAATCCATCCGGATTTGCTCTTTTAGCTTCATAAGGTAAGGGATATTAAATGTCAAAATTAATAGTAAATACTATTCAAAGACCAGGGGGAGCTCAATTAGCGTTCCCTACTGTTGATGGTACAGCAGGACAATTTGTAATAACAGATGCTAGTGGCAATCTAAGTCTTGGTGCGGCATACACTTTTCCTTCTACTGGTACAAATACAGTAGCTTTAGAAAGTAAAGGTATGTTTGGTAGTATAAGTAGTCATACTTATCGACAAAACACTTATTCAACAGGTGAGTGGTCTTCTACAGGTCCTAGTGGTGGTATATATACTAATCAGTCAGCATTCACAGATCCTAATTTAATACAATTTGTCAATATGTGCTTAGGAGATGGTAAGGGCGGAGCAGCATCAACCACTGATACATATCTTGGTGATGACGATCGCGGCAGCGGTGCAAGAGCACTCATGTTTAGTAATGGTAATCGTTTGGGTTATAAACGCGATATGTTAATGTATGATAATAGCACGAGCAATGGGGGACATAGTTTTAGAATGATGCCATTGCGCAACCCTACATCTTCAGCTATCACAATTACTTTAAGTGCAAGAGCTACAGATTACTACAGCTCAGGTTACGATGGAACAAATTTATTTGTTATAACACCTAATACAAGTACATATAGTACAGTGACTAGTATTACTACAACTAATTTGGCTAGTTCCACTACTCAAACTAGTGCAACTGGTTCTAACCTTTCTACTACTTATAGTATTCCTGCCAACACAACAGTGATAGCATGTTTAGCAAGTACTACAGCATATGTAACTACTTATCGGTTTAAAGATACTAATTATTTTTATAATTTAAATTCAATTGCTAGTGCAGGAATTATTTGTGATATGCGTATGCTTACTTCGTTATACACTTCAAGATTTAATTTACCTACTTCTGGCACCTGTATTGGTACTAATTTGTTAGCTCCATTGTGGACTAACACAGCAACTAACTATGGAGATAGATAATATGTTTGCAAAATTCGAAAATAACAGAGCTGTACACATTGTCGGAATTTTAAGTCCCGATGAAAACGTAGAAGATTGGACAGTAATAGAGGATTCTTTAATAAATGCACGTCGTGTCATTAGAGATGGTGATGTAATTCGTGCAGCTACTGATGAAGAAGTTGAAGCTGAATTAGCAGAATTGAGAATTAGTTCTTTATCTAGATCTATGCGCTGGAAAAGAGATAAAGCTTTGGAAGCTTCAGATGCTTTAGTACTACCAGATCGTTGGGCCACCTGGACACAAGACCAACAAACAGCAATATCTGCTTATAGACAAGCTCTGAGAGATTTGACTGAGCTACCAGAATTCCCAGAAGTTGAAATTCCTGAATCACCAGCACTGTAAAGTAGAATATTATGT